TCCTTCACGTCCTTTGCTTTGTATATTGCTTTCATGTTTTTGTTTATGTTACTCGTAAAGGTCTTTAGGATTCCCGTGATTCTGATTCGGTGAACTGACAGTTGACTGCTTCTGTTGTTTATGGAAGTTGTTGTTGTTCGCTGACCACGTAGACAATCGCCTGCTTAAACTCCATGTGCGTTGTAATTCCTGTCTGAACTTTGTGTTGGATTTATTCGGCTCTGTCCAGTAGCCAAAGAAGTCGTTCAGCATTTCTTTTCCGTACTTCTCTAAATATGGTTTTAGCGTTTCAGCAAATTTCAATTTGCGTATATCAATAGTGTTGTCTTTAATAACAGTACCAGTTACAGTACCAGTTACATTAACAGTAGACGAAATCGAACGCTCGTTAACGGTCGTTGCATTTCGTTGACGAACTTCTGCGCTTCGTTTTCCTGCTGCTTTCCTTTGCTGCTGTTGCTTTTCCCACTTCTCAAGATCACGTTTCAGTTGTTGCTTAATTGGAATAAACGCAAGTTTTACAATCGCATTGGTTTGCGTTGGTTTGTTCCCATTAACGTAATTTAGAATGTGTCTAAATAGTAAACCGGCAGTTTTGTCATCTAATTCTTTGACGGTTTCAATCAAATCTGCATATAAAATAAAACTCTTTTTGTCCTTTGCCATGTCTTTTTTTTTATAAAATACCAAAAGATAGTTTTTCCTGTATCAATTTAAGATCACTTTCAGTCTTCGCTTTCATAACTTCAACAGCTAAATTCTGTCCTAAAGATTCGACACCGTACCAAAGAATAACTTTGACAGGCTTCGTTTGCTTCTTGTATGCTGTTGTATTTTTAATCTTCTGGTGTCTGTTGCAAGCATATATAACTTCATCGTGCTTGCTGTATCCAACGTGCAGCGCAATTTCTTGTAGTGTCATTTCACTTCCTAATTCATTACGTAGAAACCAACATAAATATATTCGTTTGTACGATTTATCACGTGATCTGTCACGGTCTTGCAGTCTGTAAAGTGTTACAATCTCGAAAACTCTGTGTAATAATCTTTCCTTTTTCATGTTTTAATTGTTTTGATTTGTTTTGATTTCTGAAATACGGTCAACTAACTTGCTATTGTAGTTCGTCCAGAACTGCTTGCGGTGTCCGTGTGTTGTTTGTTTCGGTACGAATGTGTTATCTGTCCACTCACCTTTTGTTTGTTCGTTAAATGCGCTTAAAATGGCTTGATCTGTTTTCATGTTATTATGTTTTATTTCTGTAAAGATAGTAAACTTTTTGACTTGTACAAAGTTATTAACAAAAAAAAAGAACGCACCCCCGAAAGAATGCGTCCAACCTAACCACACTGTACTGTCTATAATTCCATCAATACATTGAACGCTGTATCACTATTCAAGACAACACCGCAACCTATCGCTGGCTTTTTACCACGCTTGGCATACGCCATTGCATACGCATCGTGATCAATTCCACATCCAACTTGCATTCCAAATATTTTGAAATTTGCCCCAACGTACCATTCACAATATGCTTGTGTGTGAAGATGTCCTTGTACCGTCTTCATCATATCTGCACGGCACTTTGTTCTAGCTGTCCCAGCTTCACCATGAATGTATTGTACGTCATCAATGACAACACGGTCAACGAAACGCCAACCGGGAACTTCCAGCACTTCTTTGTATTCCTTTATCCATTTACGTGGAACTTGTGAAGTCTGTGCTTTACGCATTATAATTCTGTCATGGTTTCCGATTGTTACATCTGCGTTCGGGAATGCTTTATACCACTTGCGCAGTTTATTAATCGCTTGATCTAGTTCGTCACCACCTCCAAGACCGTCTGCGTCCGTTTCGTGATAACTAGAATAGTGATTGTCAATAATGTCACCTATAAACACCACCCTGTTACAGTCAAATTTCTTGTAAACGTCAATGCAAAACTCAAGATAACCATCTAAACAGAACGGTTCGTGTAAGTCACCGATAACAAGCACACGATTCCCTACATTCTTTCCACGTTTATGATTCAATAGATCGTGTTCTTCTTGGTTTACCCAGATGCGAATATTTCTTTTTCTTCCTTTTCTCATTTCTTTTTGTTTGTTATGAATAGATATATAGCGAACGCCACTACTAGAATAACAATGATCCACCATTCCCAGCGTCCACGCCCTTCGTTTCGGATTGTTGTACGGTCTGTCTTTCCTTTCTGTAAAGTACTACGCATTGCTTCACGGTGTTCGTATCGCTTCAGCTTCATTTCAAGTCTGCGTTCGTATCGCTTATCTCTACGAGTAACAAAACGGACTTCACCATGTTCTTTCACGATCTTTGTCACGGTTTTCGTAATGTACACGGTGTTCGTAATGTACACGGTGTCATTTATGGTTTCGATTATGGTTTCGATTGTTTGTGTCGTATCCGTCAAGTACAACGTGTCTGTTTTATTTGTCAGCTTTGCGCCCTTGTGAATAGCTTTTTGCTGGTGTTTCTGCGCTCTTTGTATGTAATACTGTGAACTACACCCGTAAAGGAATAATAACGCTGTCAGCGCAATTTCTAGTCTGAATCTTTTCATTACCATCTTGCTTTAGTTCCTCTAATGTCATAGTGTACAAACGTATTGTACAACCCAAGACCACCTTGCTTCATTTTACCTTCATCAATCAACAGTTCAATTATCATGTGCAACTGCTTTGGTGTGTAGCCTTCTGCATTTATGTCTGCTGCGCTTGCTGTTAAGTGTTGCGAACGTTTAGCACCTCCGACTTTCTTGTTGTGTGACGGTGTTCTGTAACCACTGCCAGTAATCGAAACAGGTGATTCGACGTAATCACGTAGCACCTGCAAATTGTCTGCTAGTTCTTGCAGATTGTCAATGAATCCTTCAGGTACTTTTGTACCGTCTTTGCAGTCGAATTCACTTCTTGAAAAATTCTGTGTTAACTTCATATTAAATTATTTAAGTTTGTGCAATGTACGCAAAAAAAACCGCCCTTGCAAATAGACACAAGAACGGCTCAAAACATAAACATGAAAGTATTGTCAAATATACGTAGCTTTTTATTGTTTTCTGCTTATTTTCTTGAATGCTTTCAACACTTTATCAACAAAGGAATAACCGTATATGCTTTTGAAGTTCTCGTCAATTGACTTCACTTCGATAAGCATAACCGCAACAAGTACTAATTTTGTAAAGGGTATCTGATCGTCAATAAACAATTCGCAAATCCTAGCAAGTACAACACCGCTAAAATAGAATATCAATTTTGTGATAACGCTAGACAGTCTTCTTGATTGTATCTTGTCAACGTCTGACTTTCCTGCTTTCATTACTCCTGTGATCGTGTCAATAACAACTACAGCGATAATGGAAGTTAACGCCCATGTGATAGGTAAAAAGAACGCAGCCAATGACGCACCAAGATAGCACGTGAATTTATATATTAGTCCTGTTTTCATTATTCGTAAACCTTTACAAGAATACCCTGAATACTAGCAGTAAATTCCTTGTTATTTGCACTAGCCGAAGCCCTTATTCTAACGTCTGAATTTGATGGAATGATCAAGTACGGCTTAAATTTATAACCACCGTCACCACCTGAAGCAGCAGCGAAGTCTTGAACGTCTCTAAAAACACCGCCCTTATTTTTTATCTCTAAATGAAAGTCACCATAATTAAGGCTCTTCTCAAGTACCCCTCCTTTTATAGTTGTAACAATCCAATAGTCTGTGCTTGAAATTGTTGTTGCGCACTTTTCTGATTGATTAAGTCCAGCAGGAATGACGCAGTGTACTTTTGTACCGTCCGTTGGAACACCACCAGAAATAGCTGACTCTTGATAACCATAAACAGCACCAATCAAGTCTGTTCCGTTTATGTTGTAAATACGTGTCATTCGTGCAAGGGGCGTACTTAATACCACCTTGTTTTGACCGTCAAGTGTTACTGTCTGAACTACAAAAGTGAAGTCACCACTACCATTAATTGTGTGACCTTCGATCTTCACATCAACGGTATCTGATCCGCTTGAACTTGAAAGGGTGTCAATAACATTTGAACTGACATACGTTTCATTATACGTCCCTGATTTGTTAGCCATTATCGTCGTCTTTGCAGTCTGAACTTGTTCAGTCCTACCAAACTTTAACAGGTCTTTATTCTTTCTTGTTGCGCTTGCTTTAACTCCATAGGTATCTTCAATCACGTCTAGTGCGTGAACAAGCCAAGGGTCTTTAATGTGATCTTTTAAATCGCTCATATTATAATGTGTTTATGTGTTTCCGAAATCAAAACTGTCGTAAGGTATTGCACACCAGTTTTCATCGTCGAATATTTTTAATGATATATCAATCGCCCATCCTGCCGTCATGTCTGCTCCTTTGTTTATAAATGGAGTTGTTGACACGTCACCTTCAATTGAAAGATAGTCTTCGTATTTGTATTGCTTCAGCGTCACATAAATGTCACGACATATCTGCATACAGTCTGAATGTATTTCGTCAATGTTACGTTGATCGCCTTCGTTGTACTTGTCACAAATAACAATATTAAGATTGACATTCACAAAGTCTTCGCCCATCGTAGAAGGCTGGAGCGTCGCAGTCATCAAAACGTAGTCAACAGCATCTTCTGAATTTATAGCGTCCATGAAGTCACCGAAAAAGAACGTTTCAATTTGACGGTGCTGTGTTGCGATTTCTTGAAGGTCTTTTTTTACTTGGTTTATTGTCCTTTCCATTCAGATAAATTTCTAATTTTTTGATGTCTTTCTTGCTTGGTTTAAATGTCATTAAGTTATCCAATTTGTTTTGTATCCTGTTGCATCTTTCTTTACATCGTGATTCGTTCTTGTAATTGCTTCGATATACTCTGTGTAAATTACTCCGCAATCGTCCTTCAAGAATCCAATTAAACGTTCCATATAGAAGAACGCATCCTTCTTCAGTTCATCACGAAACGCTTCGTTTGAATCGTCGCCATTTGCTTGAAAATTATCGTCTGTATTTCTTCCTGTTCCTTTGTTTCTGATCTTCTCTAAATTATACAGAGCAACTTTGTAATCAACTTGCGCTACAAGTGCCGGAATCACGTAGTCATCCATCAAGGTTCGATAGTCTGCGTCCCAGTTGTCATTCTCCACACGGTCAAGAAGCGCACGATATAAAGGTGAACCCGTTGCTGGCTGTATATTCATGTCCTGAACACGCTTAATCGAAACCTTCAACAGTTTAGTGTCTGCGTTCTGGTGAATTAACCCCTTCTTTTTTAGATCGTCAACAGCGATCAAATAATTGTTTGCCATTTATTACTGTTTTACTACTAATGATTGAACCCATTGGTGACGACACCAAGGCGTTGTCCTGTCTGTCTTTGGGTTGTGATAGAACCCACCACGATAACGCCACACGTCACGCCCAATACGTCCAGAAATAAAGTCTATTTCTTGTCTTGTGTACATTCTATTTGCATCTATTAATGTTTCACAGAACGGTCTTGTTGTACTGATCTTGTCTGCACCTAGTCCCGGCTTAACTTCGTATGAATATCGTACTTCGTATCTGTCAGCTTCAACTTCTAGTCCTTCAAGAATGTCTTCACCGATTGCAGACGTTTCACCGTTAACAATCAAATCTGCACGGGTTAATTTATCAATTGACTTTGCAATGTCTGTCATTGATTCGTCAAGGGCGTTCTGAATACTTGTCCCATCTTCACCTTTCTTCAGTAATGCAAGTACGTTCTTGTCTAATTCTGTAAGTCCTGCACGAATATCACCGATAGTATCAAAGAATCCCGTATAATTATTCGATTCCATGCGTTCAACGTCTGCTGATCCGAAGTCATTTGAAACGCTGACAGATTTAACCACTTTGAAATTGTCTTTTGAAATACCGTATTCCATAAATACCTTCAGGTCGTTGTCAGACTTTCTAAATACTTGCCCTTCTTGCTTCTCAAAATTCGGTGCTGGTGGTGCAGGTGCGTCAAGACCGACGATCTTGCTCGCCTGCGCCCTTGTTATGGTAGGGAATGAAGCCATGATAACCTCAACCGCTGCTGCTGGTGTCAATGTTCCAAGCCCAACAGCTTCAACGATACCTACAAGTGACGAAATTTGCGCACCATTCATTGCGCTGGCAGCTACATCTTCAGTCGGTTCTTCTGTTTCCACTACTTCACCGTCAACAACTTCTTCAATCACACCCTCTTCAATTATAGATTCTTTAAACGGTTCAACATCTTCAAGTTCAAGTGTTCCTTGGAAACCTGAAAGCTGCACCATTTTGTTTATGATGTATTCAATTGATTCTTGACGTGCGCTCACGTAGACACTTTTGAATATCTCGAAAAGTTCTTGTGATTCAGCAGCATTAAAAGAACCTTCTTGCATAATTCCGAACATCGTCGGATTAGTAGCACCATGAGCCACAAGAATGTTTTGTTGTACACTCTTTTCTGTCATGTTATAACGGTCTGCAAGGTCGTTACCGTTTAACTGCATTACAGTCGGTGCGTTATCCTGACCGTCCGAAAATGTAATGATCAACTGATTCGTGTCAGAAATATCTGTTGTCGTTCCTTTGATAGCGTCCCTGTGCGCTCTGGCTTCTTCTTCTGTTTCCGGTTGACCTCCCGCAAGGTTTACCAATGTGCCGCATTTGAACCCGTTCTGGATTTCAAATAAGTGATATTGACTGATTAATACATCTGTATTTATTGAAGTAATACCACCAACATAAGACGGTTTTGGATACACACCCTTCTCACCTTTCGCTTGTTTGCTTGGTGACTTGTAGTACATCATAAACTTTCCAGACTTGTTCTTCATATCAAGTGGTGGAATTTCACGATAATTCGTGTCTTCGTTTTGCTTTCGTGCGCTCCAATCGTCCGAAGTGAAGTACATTGATTCGTCTGCATTCGTTCGAACTTTGTCTGCTTCGTAGTACTCCCAAACTGCAACACGTGTTCCTTCCTTATTCCATGTACCAATTACGCAGAAACCGTCAAACATTTCAAAATCGAAAGTCATTCCTTTGGCGATTTCGTTGATCGAGAAATCCGAATGTTTATTCTCTAGGAATTCGTCAAGGTTTCCAGAAGTAGCCTTTAAACCACCTCCAGCGATGTAGTACGTCTTTGTTTTCACAATTCCTTGATGCCATGCAGAACCGTTGTACATATCAATCAGATAGAACGGATAGTCATTCTTTGCACCCCATGTAACAAAGCCATATTTCTTGTCAAGTTTTTCGACAGGTGTTTCAAGTCCTTTCGAAGAACTAAATCCAATTGCTTTCACTTGTTGTTTAGGTGTTTCGTCTTTATTCATCTTGGTAAATCTTATCTGATTCTGTTGTGTTCGTGTACTCGTTTTCTGCTTCGTCTGCTTCGTAAACATAAATGCGTCCGTGTTCAACAACCGTCAATCCATCTGGGTCTAAATTACCGCTTCCGTTCGCTTGTTCGTAAACGTTGTATGTGTAATATCCATTAATAGGAAAGTCAACGTCTGATCCGTCCGTTATTGTAAACTCGTTGAAGCGTTCTGTTTCCGTTGAAATGTCTGCAAGTATGCAGTACTGTGTATCGTTGTTGTCATCGCTCTGTTCGTTTATGAATTCGAAAAGGTATTCAGGATTCGATATTGTCGTCAGTTCCGTTACTGTCATTACGTAGGTCGTTGCTGCGCTTCTTTGAAGTTTTATCATTCTTTTGTAGTTTAGGTTTTTGACGCTTTGTAAATACGTCCATTCCAAGACGCTCGTACAATTCTTCGTTGCCTTTTTCGATTAGAATCATTCTGTTTAATGTCTTATGAAAGACCTTCGATCCTATTAATTTTTTTCTGATATTCATAAACTTACAATTTACAAAAAACGGCAGTGATATTATACCACCACCGTTCAATTTTATTCAAAGTTATTAACTACTTATGCAGCGTATGAACTTTGTGCGATCAATGTTGCTGCAACAGATGCTTCAACGTCTGCGATTTCGTCGTTCTCCATACCATTCAAGACGATCAAGTGACCGTTTCTATCTGATTTAGAAACCCCAGAAGTATATTCGTTTGCGTCTGCAACCTTCAGTCCTTCTCCTTCTCCTAAAAGAACATAAGTACCATCTGCTTTTTCAACCATACATCCAAGTTCGTTCTGTGCTAACAAGTGAATCGCTGAACGCAAGTCCTTGTTATCAGAATTAAGAACCATAGACAACGATTGATCGTACCATAGTGTACCGTTTTCTTCGCTGCGTTGAATAGGTGCAGTATATGAAGAAAGGTTTGATTTTAATTTGTAGTGAAATGTTTCACCAGTCACAGACAAAGCTGTGATTTCGTTTGCTGTTTTCGTACTAGACGAAATGTTGTCAACAGGAAAAAACAATACAGACTTAATGCCGCCTTTTCCGTTTGTACAAGTTCTATCGTTGTACCCCGATGTCATATTACAAGCCATGCTGTATAAATTTAAGTGAAGGGTGACACCGTGAAGCGTCACCCTGTAATTGTTTTATTCCTAGTTAGGTGAACCTGTTCCGTTCCAAACTCCGATTTGATCCAAGTATGGTACTTGTACACCTGCTCTGAACTTTGAACGCAAGTAAATTACGTCATCATCCTTTGAATACCAGATTGAGTACTCTTCTAAATCGTTTGCTAAATCTGTCCCGAACACGAAATGTGAAGCACGTCCTGTGTAGATATTGTCAAGTGTGTTCAATCCAACAACCTTACGAACAATCATATCTGTACCCGGTACAATTACGCTGTCCATTGTTGCAATCTGCTCTGGTGAGTAGTGGAAGAAATTCAAGTCAACTAAATTCTTGATTAACTTGTTAAAGTTTTCACGTCCTGTGAAACATACAAAGTCTTCTGCTTCTGCAACGTTTTCAGGTGAGTTCTCAAACACTTCGTAAAATACGTCATAAGCGTTTGATGAAGTAATCGCTGCAACCGCTGAAGTATTCAAGTCAACACAACCGTTTCCAGTAGTTAAGAACTGTCTGAATCCGTTCATCCACTGAAGGTTTCCTGTTCCTGTTGATTTGTTACCTCTCCAGATTAACTTGTCTAACTCATTTGAATGTAATTCCAATAAGTAGTTCGTGATCAATTCTTCGAATGGAAGTACTTCGTCTTCTGCTGCTGCTCCTGCTCTAAGTCCCAACTGCGTCCAGTAACCAGCTAAGTCTTTTTGACAGAATGACTTCATGTATCCAAGTGTTTCAACTGCGATTGCTCTGTCAGTAAAAACTGTGTCACCTGAAGCTGTCATTGTACAGTCACCTGTTTGATACGTCAATGTGTCATCCATCAATTTGATCTCTTCAGAACCTTTGATTCCTTCCTGAATAGTAATGTAATCAAGTGTCGCTCCACGTGTTACCGATTTAACAACGATTTCGTCGCTTTGCTCGTCTGTGTACGCTGCCAATCCTGTAACGTCCCAGTCGAATTTTTCTTTTAAATATTTGTTTAATGCCATCTTATTAAGATTTTTTTGTTCTTTGTTTAATTAAATTTGCCGTTCTTGCTTCTGCTTTCGACATTGGTTTTTCATTTCGAGAAAATTTCTTCTTCTCTGTTTCTGCACTTGGAAGTTCTTTGAACTCTGCGAACTCTGTTTTGAATTCTGCAAGTTGTGCTTTCAATGAATCGTTTTCTGAAAGAAGTGATTCAACTCCTTGTGCAACCGCTGTAAGTGCTTCTGTAAATGCTGACATTTTTTCGTCAACGATTCCATTCACATCTTCAGCAGACATTGCTTCAGCTTGTTCTTCTTCAACGGGTGCTTCTTCAGCGTCACCGTCTTCACGTGCGTCGATCACTTCTGAAATCATACCTTCAGCGTCAACAACTAAAGAAACACCTGCCATATCACCACCTAACTCGTACGTTCCTTCTGGTGCTGGAATTTGCTCCCCTTCTGCAACGATAAACAAAGCAGTACCAACTGCTAGTTCACCCTCATAAGAAAGAACAGTTTCACCGTCCACTGAAGTAACCTCTACGAATTCGGCAGTAACTTTTTCAGTTGTCCCTTCTGTCACCGCTCCAGCAGTTTCAGCAGAATCTTCGAACTTGCCTTTGATCGCTTCTGCGATTTCAGACAATTTTTCAATTACTGTTTTTTTCATAAAAAATTTATTTAGTTGTTTATAGTGTATTTGTGTTTATTTTAACAAAGCTAGAACTTCATCTAGTTGTTTATGTATGTCAGCATCGAATTCAAATTCATCAAGAATGAACGTGCCTTCAACGGAGAAGCCACGAATTTCACCAGACTTAAACTTGTTGTAAACATCTGTATTCACTACTTTATAGCCTAATATCCAGCTTCCGTTGTTTTCGTTTTTGAATTTATCTGGTGCTGTGAATCCTTTAGCGTCATCAATTTGATACGACATAATCATATACACCCCATCTTCAAGGTTGTCAGAATTGTGTTCAATGTTAAAGTTGTTAAAGTTTCCCTTTCGTGAATAGTCATGAATCATATCAGCGATTCCTTCTGCTGTGAACTCAACGTTGTACTCTTCTTCACCGTCATTTCGATATATCGGTGTGTTCGCTGAAATTGCAACACCGTAAACCGTTTGATTTTCGTCATTGAACTTCATCGTCTTATTAAAACTAGCGTCGATTTCTTTGACTACTTCATCTTTTGACAACTTGACCGTCTTTGAATCCTTATTAAATGTGATTGACATCAGTTCATGCGCTGGATCGTGGACACCGCTATTCGCTTCAAGACCTGTGTTGTCGTCGTCAAGATCAATGTGTATTGTGTAAGTTGGTAAATTTTCCATATTTATTGTGTTTATTTGTTTAATTGAAATATGTTGACTACATTTGTTGACACCGTACACAAAAAGTGTACATTGAAAAACCTTCGTCTACGGACGAGTAAAACAAACGTTGATTACCATATTTAGTAAAATTTGAGAGACAAACTATTTTGATAATCACAAACGATAAACAAATATTTTAAGCATGATATTCATTTACCCATACAAAAGGAAAGACAACGACTTTTTAATTCAGCATTCAATCAAGTGTGTGTTGAAATATTACCCTGAAGCACGATGTATCACAGTAGGCGACGAAGTAGAAGACATTGAAAATATACCTTTCAAGGATTCATTGAAGATCAAAGGATCAAACGTGACTGCAAAGTGCTTGTATGTCGGTCAGTTCTTCGACGAATTTGTGTATATGAATGATGATTTTTTCATTAACGAAAGATTCGACTTTGATACGCCTTGTCACTCCTTGGAACGATTAGAGCGCAAAGAAGGTAAAGCGTCAATAGCATGGCAAGTGTCAGTAGACAACACGTTGCACTGGCTTGAACACAACAACCTTTCTGCGTACTCGTATGAATGTCACCAACCGATTCTATTCAATTCTGCAAAGCTATTTCAGACAATGGAACAGATAGACTGGAAGAATAACGAACACTTTGTAAAATCGTTATACGGTAATGGGAATCATACAGGTGACGAATTCAAAGCGATTGAAAACGTCAAACTAATAAAGCCAGACATTAAAAAAGCGAATCTTTGCCTGACAATGTACGGCTGTTTTTCAGTTGGTCAAGGCTTCATGACAGAAGCAGGTGCAAATTTTATAAAACAATTAAGTGAATAGATATGAAAGAAATTTGGAAAGACGTTAAAGGTTATGAAGGGCTTTATCAAGTGTCAAATGTTGGACGGGTGAAATCGTTACCTAAAGAATGGGTGACTGGCATTAATAACGCGAAGAGAAAGCATAACGGTTTAATATTGAGATTGAACACAAACGGTCGCGGCTATTATGTAGTTGGACTTTACAAAGATGGAAAGGAAGCAAAAAGGACAGTTCACCAATTAGTCGCGATAGCCTTTCTGGATCACGCTCCAAGCGGTATGGAATTAGTTGTAAATCACATTAATTTTAATAGGACTGATAACCGTGTTGAGAATTTAGAAATTGTAACACAACGAGAAAACGCAAATAAGAAACATTTAAAAAGTACGTCACAGTATGTAGGTGTTTACGAATCACGTGCTTTATGGCGTAGTGAGATCAGGATTCACGGAAAAAAAGTGCATATCGGTTCTTACAATAGTGAACACGCAGCAGGAAAAGCGCGCCAAGTAGCACTTGAACACCTCGATCTTTATGACGGTGATAATAAAAAATTCCGTGAACTAATCAAAAGCAAACTTTAAAAAAGAATTATGCGAATAATAATACTATCATTACTTCTTTGTTCTTGTTCGAATGTAATAACAGACAAAGAATACTATCCAGAATCAACATCGTCACACGTTGAAGTAAATACAAGTACGGGTTTCGTTCGAAATAGAACAGAACAAGTACCCGAAAAGTACGTGCTTCGATTCGGTATATTCAGCAAGAAAGTTGACAGCGTTACGTATCAACTGTATAATATAGGCGACACCATTAATAAGTAGATTTAACTTCGATCTGATTAACGGCGTTCTGTGAATCTGTTATGTCAGTTTCAACAACGACAACTTGAACGGTCTGCTGTGCTTCTTGTGCAACAGTACCGTCTGGATTAAGATTCGTTTGCTCATTTGATAGGTTATCCGAAACAGATAAAGACGCAGCACTTGCACCCGTTGGAACACCACCAGAACCGTACGCACCACCAGCACCACCAGTTGAGCCACCGCCTTCAAACTTTGTCGCTTTGATTTTCGCAATGTTTACGATAGTACCAGCAGCAGCGAGCGCAGCCATTAATGGACCAAGTACAACACCAGCGGGACCCATTGACGAACCAGCAGTAAATGCCGCCATAACTCCCTGAATACCTGTGATTATTGCCATTGCTATCTGCATCTTCTTACTACGTTCAAATGCAGCACGTTCAACAGCTGTCTTCTTTGCGTCTTTTTCTTCTTCAAGTTTCGCAGTTAGTTTTGCGTCACCCTCGGCAGCTTTCAATTTAGCATCATACTCTTCGTCGATTGAATTCAACTGTTTATCAGTAGTCAGTTGTTGAATGTCAGCGATCAAACTAAGCATTTCAGTCGCAGCGTTCAGATAGTTGTTGACACCTTCCATCTTACTTTGTTGCATTTCTGATTCTTTAGCTTTCTCCTGTTCACGATATTTGTCACGAACTTCTTGGATTGCTATTTGTTCCTGTTCTTCAAGCGCAAGGATCAAAGGTAGTTTCTCTTCGAAGGCTAATATTTCACTTTCTTGAATCGCAAGTCGCCTGTCTTCATAT